GGGTAGAGGAATTATTTTGTAATCCTCTGGGGTACGTTACTATTTAAGTAACGTTTCGGCAGCCGCCTTCCAGCGACCGCCTAGGGGTTCTTTAGCCCCTACCGCGTCCGGGTCACTCCATGAAGAGGTGACTCGATGACGGATTTTGAACCTTTCACGGTCAGATCTGACCGTGATACGTCCGTCCCTTATGAAACCTCCAACGAAACTTGTCAGCAAACCATCCGGGTTAAAGAAGATTTCTCTTCTTTTTCCCATAGATGGATACAGACGAAGCTCCTCAGCGGTTGTAGGGGGCCTGAAGCTCATGGGACGTGAACTAAGGTAGCGATAAACAAAGCCACCTGTGTTCTTGTCCATCTTGAGCCCTGGAGGCGCCACCGGTACTTTAATGCCCTCAGCATCGCCAGCATCTGCCGGCACTGGTAGAAATTCCACCAGCGTCAGCAAATAGCTAACGGTTCTTTTGAGCATTATTCCCGACTGCGCACTCCACCTTACAAGCCTGTTGATTGCGGAGTAAACGTCAGCGCTCGTGGAAAGTGATTTGATGTATACTCCTCGGATATTTCTACCCTTGAAGTAGTCACCTCCACAAGACTCACGGAAGTTACCTGTATTAAAAGATTTGTCTTCATTAACCTCGAAACCAAAGAGCTCTAGTGCTCTGACAACGAAATCGTAACTCTTACGAGTCACGATAATATCGTCGCCGAACACACCAAAGTTCATAGTTCTAGAGGCACGATCGATCAGTGGAATACTGAGTAGATCGTAACAGGTAACGACTATGCTCGCGAATAGTATCGTCTGCAAAGGAAACGTAAATGCATTCCCCATGCTCGACACCATGTGTAGCTCAAGCCTACTACCGTCTGGAAGGACTGTAATAGGACTCCTGGCTCTAGCCAACCACCGATAAACATACGGTGGTAGGATTTCGCGCAAGAGATTGAGCGACACACTGTCTGACGCGCATGACAAGTCGATGGTTCCAAAAGAACCATCGATACTGCCAAGCTGCGCCATCCTCCTATTGATGAACTGCTGATTCTCCAGAGAATGTTTCCATCTCTGGAGTAGCTGAGCTTCAATGAAGGAACCGATTCCTTTCTGGAAAAGCATATTCAGATTGGGTTCGGTGCAGATGGTACGCGAGATTACTGCCGTTTTAGGAACAAATGAAAGACGGTTGCCCTCCACTATACTGTGCCCAAGGTGTGACTCACGCGCATTTTCAGCGGAATTCCACCTAGGCCAGTCCAGTATAGCGCACCGGTAGTCCCTGTAAAGAGGATCGCTTGTGCAAGTGAGGTTTGAATCGAACAACTTTGTGTAAAAGTTATCCGACACCACGCCTCGACTAGCGCCCGGACCAGTCATAAACCCTTCAGCAATAGCTGAAAGGGCCAACGTCTGGTATGGGCCATCGTGGAAGTAGCCGTCGAAGAGGTTTTTGACCCCTCCGATAAGCTCTTCCTCAAACAAGCGCGCTGGTTTTAACGCGAAGGTTCGACAGCGCTCGTTGCTCCGAAGAAAGAGCCCGAGAGCTTTCGTGTCCGCGTCTGCACTCTTCGCATCCTCAAACTTTTTGAGGAAGGAGTTGCGCAGCCAGAGAGCTCGTGCCGACGATAGATCCATATCCGAAGTAAGAATATGGTCTGTCTTGGGCAGATCCTCTTGAAGGCGGTGGAACGCGATAGCAAATGATTGCATACCATGCTCCTAGTGTTGCCGTTATTCCATTTCACGGGTTATTTTACTCACCCAACCTTCGCACACAACCCCTTCTGCAGAGCAGAAGAAGCCTGGATTGAAGGAAACGAGTAAAACGGCAATGATGAGGGTGATAACACCACTCTTTCTGTTCACGGTACCTCCTTTAGCCAGAAATTGCGTTTAGGCTAAAGGACTCCGCTAACGAGGGTGTCACCCAACCCGGCAGAGACCTGGTTGAGTGAACCGACGAGCAGCGAAATTGCCGCTCGCACGTTTGCGGCATCCGCGGTGTCCGCACCTGCCGGGATCTCGATCAGGCAGCGAATGTTCATCACACTCGCCGGCTGACCCGCAAGAGGGATTGCTCCCTTTGCGATCTTGATCAGGAAGGTGTTTTTCGGGACACTTTGGAGAAGGCCTGTGACAGGATGTGGTTTTCCCAAGGTCTTGAAGACCTTGGGCCTCACAACGAGGAAGGTAAACGGATCCGTTGAAGAGTGGATCCTCACACCTGCTTGCGTCCCACCCAGGGCAGTGACGGCGTTTTGCTTGCCATTCGTGTCGAGTGCAACATCCACGACATGAGTGTAAGTTGGCGCCGTAAAACCAGTCTGGGCACCCCCCGTTACGGGGGACGTCAGTGCAACAGCCATTGTAGGCTTTCCTTTTGTTTGTGATGAAGAGCAAATCCTCGTCCATCGTAGTAGGACTCCCAGGGCTCAGATTAATGCAACTCGGAAACCGCTTTCGCAGCTTCCGCGTCCGCAAAGAACTCTGCCATGTCGGAGTATTTAGCTCCTGACTCGCGGAGTTTCTTCTGAGCGATGAGAACAAGGTCATCGACGTACCGGTGCCGCTGGGCTAGAGAGTTCGCTGTCCATGTATAGAGCCCCTGCGTCTGAATTAAATCCAGAGCAGCGTGAGCCCCATGCAATAGCCAGACGAACTTCACGGTATCGACCCAAAGGTCGAGATCGCGCCCGATGGTACCAGTAAATCGAAGCCCTTCCTCCCGATTTCCACTAGACATTAGCGTAATAGCCGAATTAGGCTCGCACGCGGCCTCGAGGAGATCAAGAAGAGACTCGTCATGTGACATCAAACTGACGAGGTACTCACCTTGGTTCAGGATAATACATTCTGAATCTCGCTGAGCCTTCGTCGGAAAGATGTGACCTTGACGAGTCAGCGTTTTGCGCAACAGGTCGACAGACGCTTCTGTTCTCATTGTGTTCCCCTACTATTTAAGAAAAGGTTGGACAGGCTTCCCACCGGCGACTAGAGCGGCTATATTTAGCCACTGTGTGTCAACCGGCAACTGAAACCTCAACTCAGGCCTAATTGGGCCTGTGTAAGAGGTCCGGGTCACCGTTTTATAGCTCGATTTGCTTGAGCCATCAGTTCCCTCGTGGGATACGTACGAGGCACCGTACTGGGTTTTAAGATAGCTAATGTCTAAAACAAATAGACGCTCTCTATCCGTATTGAGGATATGAACTTCCTCTACCCAATCGATACCATTGTACAAATTTGCGAATCCCTCGAGCACGTCTCCTACATTGACAAAGTAGTCGACGAGAAAACTATACGGTATCAGCTCCCATACTTGCGGAACTATATCTTCCCAGTTTAAACCACTGAGTTGAATTAGTCTGCTCGCATAAAAGCCGACATTCGCAGAGTTTTGGATCTTGGTGGAAAATCTTCCGTATAGAATGCACTCCGACCGACTAAAAACGCGTTGCTCCCCGTTGTACTTCACCGAGGTTGACGCGTCAAAGCCGATAGGAGAGCTAGAATATTCGGAAGCGGACACTTGCACAATATCAGCGCCGTGTACACGGAACTGCTCCCTATTAAGGGCATCCTTCTCGCATACACGGGCAACTGCTATTGCGCCGTCTCTTACATCCGACAGAAGTGGCTTCCAGCCGAATGTTGTTTCCAACCAAGTATCTGCAACGACTTTCGCATACGAAGACCCCTTACCCGTCTCGCGTTTGCTGATTTTACTCAGACGCGAGATAAGAGTGGTGGCCTTTGCGCGTAAAGCCTTCGCAGGTCTGGTTACCATTTTGAGCGTTTTGCCGAGTTCACCAGCGACAACGATGCCCATAACTTGGCGCCGTCTAGCGGTGATCTTCGAGTTCAACACTCTAATGGCTACGGCACAAGCTTTACTCATGGAACTACTCCCCGTGTGTCCAACCTCTGGCAACGGTAAATTAGAGCCTAAAAAGACTCCTTTTATACCGAAAGTCCCGAGTTTGGCATAATCCGGGGTGCCTGGAATCGCGCTTTTTCTCTTCCACACAATGGCAGAGAAGTCCCGCGCTTCGGCGTTCGACACAGTGACGGACATATCGTTACTTGCATTGACGCCCTGTTTAATCAGAATACGATACTTCGGATTATTTCCGCCTGTACGAATAAAACCGTACTCACGGGATACCGACTGTAACGCACTCTGATACGGGGTATCAGCAAGTGACCGCCAAGTTACGCCACGCCATGTGACGTACTTGGTTCTAGTTTTGTTCCCCACTGATCGTCTCCATGAATCGCGGCCAAATTTAGGCCGCGCAACAGTAGCTACTTACAGAACTGGCGGCGAACAGTCTAAAGACTGTTCTCAGCCGGCCCTTCGACACAAGGAGATCGAGTCGATAGAACTCAGATCTCCCCAAGTGTCGCCTGGCCGGCATAAGCCGGTTCTGCTCGTAGTTACAGGAGGACACAGGAGAGTATCCCGGGCCATTTGAAGGCCTCAGGAGAGCGCGAGCAGCG